ACCTATTCCATAGATCTGGAACATTTCAAGAAGTACATCCAAATGGCGACTCGGTAACAAAAGTTGTAAGAGATAATTATACCAGTATTCTCAGAGATAATTATGTCCACATAGATGGACATTGTAATGTAACTATTGACAAAGCCTTAAAGATATTAGTCAACTCTGATAAAACTCAAAATACGCCAAACAAGGCTACAAATTTTGATATAGAGGTTGGTGAAAATGCAAATATCAATATAATTGTCAATAAAGGAAACTGTCAACTTAGATTAAAAAACGGTGACGCAAATGTGTTAATAGATCGCGGTGATGTCAACATAAGACAAGAAGCAGGTAACTATAATCACTTTGTTAACGGTGACTATAACTTAGAAGTTGCTGGACATATGCATGTTGTAGTTGGTGAAGATTATGTAAATGAAATAGGTGGTTCTCGTGATGTTAGAATTGATGGTTTGTTTGATAACATATTTGTTACGAATGGTTATTCTGAAACAACAATACCAAACGGGAATATAAAATATACAATAGGTCAGAATAAAGAAGAGTTCATCGGAAACGAGTATCATCAAAAAGTTATAACTGCCAAAATAACAGAAGTTGATGGTGTAGAAGAAAAGCGTGTTTTGAACTCGTTCACTGTGCAAGCAGGAAATGTTGGTTTTATAGGAACGAATGGTGTAGGACTCGGAACCAACAGTGGTGGGTTTGACATAAGTGCTGATGGTAATTTTGTTCTAGTCTCAAATAAACAAATTAGTTTAACCACTCCAAAATTCACTTTAACATCATTAGAGTCTATTGACATATTATCGCAATCTGTTCTTAGAATGAGTGGTAATACAAGCATGGACATATATTCCGGTGGAGTAATGAATTTAACCAGTAACGCAAATACCAATTTGTTATCAAGTTCTGGAATATTCCAAACAGCACCACAAATTCATTTGAATGGTCCTACTGCTCAAACAGCAACTCCTGCAAATTCGGGGTTAACAGGAACTGGACTAAGCAGAATAGAACCACCAATACCACCCACCCAACCGTTCATATACACGCCAGGATCTCTTGGTAAGTGGAGAAAGACCATAAACGGTGTAACACCTCTAAACCTAGTAAGAACATCTGTTGAAACATTAAAAGCACAATTAGCAGCATTGGATCAAGCAGCAAATACTGCAAATGGTTTGAAAGAACAATCCGATGGTCTAATAAGTTCTTTAACAAATATTACATCTTCTGTAACAGACGCAACTCCAGCAGCATTGACAAATTTAACAAATCAAACTGCTCAAGTTGCAAATAATTTAAATGGTGTAGTGGAAAATGTTTCATCAACCGTAGAAACAACAACAAGCACCATACAAAGCGTCACAGACACCGTTTCTTCGGTTTCTGCTGGTATTACAGAACCATTGAAGGCAGTGATTGGTGATGATGGTCCTTTATCAGGAATAAAGGGAGCGATAGGTGCTATGACAGGATTCATTGGAGACATCATAAGCACAGTTGCTGACATTGCTTGCACCATAGTTGATGCAATTGGTTCAATCATAGACGCAGTGTTTAAGACAATATCAGATGCAATAAAAAGTGTTTTAGACGCAGTTAAGTCTGTGGTCGATGCAATTGGTGCAATAATAAGTGCAATTACAAAAATTATAGCAGATGCAATAAAACAAATAACAGATTTGATAGCATCAATTATTGATGCTGCTGGTAAGTTCATCGATGGTATCATAGACGCAATTGCAAGTATATTTGATGGTATAGAAGGTGGCAGACCAAGTAATTGTGGTCTATCGCTTGGAGTAAGCGTAGGTGGTACATCATTCGGTATAGCAACCGCACCTGGAGCATGATATGCCACCCGTAGCCAGAGCAAACACAGACACAGTATTTGGAGGTGGATTAATGATACTTGGTTCTACAAATGTCTTTGTTAATACCATTCCTGCAGTTCTATTTGGTTCTCTAATAACCCCACACAGTCCTTGTGGTAGTCCCGGTGGTGAAATCCACTGTTCTTCAACAATAATTGGTGGTTCTACAAATGTTTTTGTAAATAATATACCATCTGTGAGATTAGGCGATCCTTCAGTCTGTGGAGATCCCGTTATTACTGGCTCTCCTAATGTATTTTTTGGATAATGTTTATACATATTTGAAATGGATAAACAATAATGTTAAGCAAAGATATAGACCTAAATTTTACAGTAAATCCGCTCACTGGCGACCTAAATGTTAAAAAAAATAATGATGCGGTAAAGCAATCATTAAAGAATCTGATGCTTTTGTCATTATATGAAAAACCCTTTAATCCTGATTTGGGTGCTAATATAAGAGGTTACTTATTTGAAAATTATATTTTAAATACTAATAAATATCTTGAAGATAGAATTAGAAGCGTTATTTTAAAATATGAACCAAGAATACAAATTAAAACTGTTAATGTCATACCAAATGAAAACAATAACACTCTTGATGTCTACATCGAATATTATTTTTCAGGGCAGAGTATTGAAACATTCTCAGTAAATCTAGAAAGAACAAGATAAAATGCAAGATAAAAGAGCAGATATAAGCAATCTAGACTTCATATCAATAAAATCATCTCTTATTAACTTTTTGAGTAACCAAGAAGAATTCAAGGGTTATTCGTTTGAAGGTTCTGCAATGAATATTCTTATGGATCTTCTTGCTTACAACACATACTACAACGGAATGTACAATAACTTGGTTATGAATGAGTCATTCCTCGATACTGCATCAAAAAGATCATCTATTGTTTCACTTGCAAAAAATTTGGGTTACACGCCAAGATCATCAAAAGCATCAACCGCAGTTGTAAATATAAAACTTCCAGCAGAAGAGTATACAGATGCTAAATCAATAATTCAAAGAAATACTGTATTGACAGCATTAAATTCAGCAGGATCAAATATTTCTTTCACAACAACTGGTATATCATCACTAGAGTCATTTGAGATCGATGAAGATGGTGAAATACTATCCTATGCAGCAACAAATGTAGAAATAAAACAAGGTGTCTATAATACATTTTCACATATTGCAACTATACCAGAAGATAAAATTAATATACCATTCAATGGAATTGACATTAGTACAATAAGAGCGTTCGTGTTGAGTGGTATAGGTGATACTACTGGTATTCAGTTTGAATGGACACCAGTTAAAAATATTACAGACACAAATGAAAATTCTAGAGTATTTTTTATAAATGAAATGCCAAATGGTTTTTATCAAATTCAATTTGGTGATGGTTCTTTTGGTAAGAAGTTAGAACCCGGAAATGTTGTTCTCTTTGAATTCCTATTGACTTCTGGAGCAGCAGGAAATGATATTGGAATAAATGATACAAGCACAGTAAGTTCATTTAGTTTATCTGGATATGAAGTAGAAACTGTTCAGTATTCAACTGGTGGTTCGGACAGAGAAACACTTGAAAGTATCAGACAAAATTCATTAAGAAATTATTCAACACAGGATAGAGCAGTCACCGCAACAGACTATGAAGCAATTATATTGAAGTCATTTGGTTCTGTAGAATCTGTTAGATGTTGGGGTGGTGAAGATAATGACCCACCGGAATATGGTAAGTTGTATGCATCTATCAAACCATTAAATGCCCCATTCCTAACAGCATCAGAAAAAGCAAGTATTGTTGAAAATTTAATATTAAACAAGTCTACAGTGGGAATTACCGTTCAAATTTTAGATCCAGATATTTTATACTTAAATTTAAATATAAATGTCAAGTATGACCCATCTACAACAACAGATACAGAAACAAAAATTAAAAATGTAATAGAAGATCAAACTAAAGAGTTTTCAGCAACCAATTACATAGGCTTTGATGACGATTTTTATGCATCAGAATTTGTATCAAATGCATTAGGATTCCACCCATCAATTGTTGCACTTAATGTTGAAGCAGAAATGGAAAAGAGAATATACCCAACAGCAGGGATAAACAGAACATTTGTTGTTGATTTTGAAAACGAAATATATCACCCAGAAAAAGATTTTACAATACCATCAATTTCAAGTTCATCTTTCTATTACACAATAGAACAATCGAATGCTCTTGTTAAGAAATTATGCTATATAGAAGATGATAATGGAGTACTGAAGTTGTATTATGAGGGAATTGATACTTCAACTGGTTCTTTAACCAAGGTATTCGTTGCTATTGTCGGAACTGTTGATTATACAACTGGTAGAGCAGTAATAACACTGAATATCAATAGTTTTAGTGAAGATGGAAATTACATAGCAATTATGGCAAAACCAAAAGATACAGATGTATTTACAGACAGAGATACTACATTATCTTTTGATAGACTATCTAATAGAAATGTCAATGTAGAACTAAAGAAAGTTTATAGAAACACAGTGCAAAATTCATCATCTGCAAATAGAACATATAACAGATAAACATGTCAGATATAAAGATTCTACATCCTCCACAAAACTATATCCTATACGGAACATCTTTAGATTTTCGTTACAAGATACAAACTAATTTAACTAAAAAATTCATAAAGACTTTATATCTTAAACTAAATGATAAAGAAGTAGAAATAGATTATAATCTAGGTAAATATACATTTGATTCTTTAGAATCTGGTGATTATACCCTAACAGGATATTTTAAAACAAATGAAGGCAAGAAAGTAAATAATACTGAATTTGTTTTGAATTTAAAGGTGGTAACAGAGCAGTTTCAACCAAAAAACACAAACTGGTATACAATTAAAGAAAAATTACCACAGTTTATAAAAGAAGATCATAAAACATTTACAAAATTTGCAGAAGCATATTATGAATGGTTACAAAAGTCTAACAATCCAATCTATGCTATATTCAATTCAGAAACATTTTCAGATATAGATACTACTCCAGAAATTTTCTTAGAAAGTTTTAGAACTCAATACTTAAACGATTTCCCAATCAATGTTCTTCAATTAAATGATAATCTGAACCTTAGAACCGTAATCAAGAACATTAAACAATTTTATTCATCTAAAGGTACTGAAAAGTCCTTTAGATTTTTATTCAGACTTTTATATAATGCATATGTTGAAATATACTATCCAAGAAAGGATCTACTTGTAGCGTCTGGTAATCTCTGGGTAGAGAGAAAGACAATAAGAGTTAGAGGGTTGACTTGGAATGAAGCAAATAATATAAAGAAGTCTGTTGTTTATCAAAAGCAACCAGGAACTAATAAGATAATATCTTCAGCAAGAATTATTGATGTTACTTCATTTAAAATTAACAATGAAGATGTATTTGAATTGAATGTTGATAACATTGTTGGAAAGTTTGATCTGTATGATTCAGAAACAACTCTTGAAGACTATCAAAATGGTTATGTTGGTGAAAAGGTTTATGTTGAGATATTGGATGGTAATCAAGTCAGCAGTTTTGAAGTATACATGATAAATGGAATAACAAGTATAGCAGTTTCAAATACTGGAATGTCTGTTGGTGAATATATCATAGTAGAACCAACTGGCTCATCAACCGGCAATTTATTTTCGGGTGTTGTCAAAGAGGTTAACGAAAAGGGGATTCCTACATCAATAACTATTTTAAATCATGGTTATGATTATAGAGGAGCATTAAATACATTTTCTATAAAAAGAAAAAATATAGATAATACATCAACCATATTAACTGGAACTGTACAAGTTGGTAAGTTAATTCAAGAAACTGGTTATTACAATACAATAAAATCCTCTCCAAGTTCTGGTGGTGTAATACGAGACAACAGAAAATATCAAGAGATGTCTTATGTCCTAAAGACAGAGTTATCACCAGAAAGATATATTGATGCTGTTAAAAAACTTGTACATCCTGCTGGTATTGGTGTTTTTTCAGATGTTCTTATTAAGGATAATAATTCAATACCACCAAAAGAATCTGGTCATGTAAACCAATATATTAGACCATATATTGGCAATTACTTACCATACACATTCAATACCACCAAAAATTTAAGAAATGATTTATTTGAATATGGTGATCCTGTAATATATCCAAATGGACTAACCGATCTTTATCCTAGTGGTTATGACCCAACAGCACCAATTCCAGACGAAACTTATGCATCAATAGAACATGTACCAAATGTCAATCAACAAATAAACAATAGAGCAGATATAACCAACTTTGTCTACTTACCAGCAGTTAGTGATATAGAAAATGTAAATAAATATTGGGTAGTTTACCCCAATCCAAATACAACCTTAGGCATACTAAATATCAATGTTGCAATTA